CGATTTACCTATGTTAATGGAAAGTTTTTTCTTATGATGCTTACAAAAAGGGCAATGAAATAAAAGCTCATCTCGTGCTTTGTAGGGATTGCCAAAGATTTCTTGCAATATGTTTTCTTTTGTTCTTATACTCATTTAGTGTGTTTGTCAGCCACTGATGTAGCTGCAAATGCTTCTGGTTTAATCTTACATTTAAAACCAGAACCCGCAGCGTAACCCATCAGCATTTTGGCCATGCGTGAGGTTTTTTCATTTTTATCTTCAGGAGAGACATCGATATGAATCTCCAAATTGGCATTAGGGCAAATTTCCGTAATATCTATAGCTATATTAATTGATTTTTCTACTTCTCTTAGTATTCTAGTATAAAACCTTGTAGGTTCATTATATTTTTCTTTTTTATAAAAGTAAAGCCCTCCGCGTTGATTTTCTGCGCCGAGTAAAACAATGCTTGTTACAAAGGTACATTTACCGGAATTGATAAGAGAATCTGTCCCAACAAAAACCTGTCCGTTTTTTTGATGATGTAGTTTAATTTTTTCAAATATTTCGTCAAGGAAAATTTCCTTATTCGAGCCATCTTTCCAGATCATTTTAATCCTGCGTTAGCTATAACGATTGCATCGGCAATGTCAAAATATTTTGGTTTTGGATTACCTTTTGGAGTGTATTGTATCTTAAAGTCAGGGTATTTGTCAATAACCCAATATAATATTTCTTTTTTTGTGTTGGCGCCTCGTCCGACACGTATTTCATTTAGCTTTCTTGCTTGCTGTGCTGTGAAGTACTCAGGTGGTTTTTTAAATATGTCATAACATATCCATGAAACTATTCCATTAAATTTTTGTAACATTGCCATGGTCTTTGCTGTAGAACCTCCGGAGCCAAAGAACATAAAAGGCTTTTCTATAAACACTTTTTGAATCGGGTATTGTACTTTCATATCAAAAATAGCATCTTTTATGTGTTCTGCTTTGTGATATAATGTAGGAAAATATTTTTTATTTCTCATATCCCACGCTTCACTGCGTATAATTTCACCATTATTATCCATTACGCAATAACCAGTTATACTGGTGCTTACATCTAATCCTAAAATCATTTGTTTATTTTTCCTTAAAAATCCAATTTTAATTTGAAGGTAAAATCTCTTTCACCGGTTTTTTTAATGGGGGTTGCTACTTTTGCTATAGCAATAAGATTTTTCTTTTCGTCGTATATTCCTATTTTATTTATAAATGTTTGATGTTTAAATTTTTCATCATAATCATAAAAAGAGGAACTTACCGTGTTGTGCAGGCTAATGTCCGGACTTTCGACATATTGTTTACTACCGGTAATCGGCTTGTTAGATTGATAGCTATCATAGTTAATATACGTATGGTTGGTTGTATAATTTAAATTATCTTTTTGGGCATGGGCAAACATCGTAAGTGTCTGAATATAATTTGTCCCTTCAAATCCCAATCCAAAGCTAGCAGAAGGAGTAACATCAGTATTGCCATCGTGTGCGCCAGCTGCAAAAGTAATCCAATTTGCTTTTCTTGTGACGTCTCCAAAATCGTAATTAAATGGAGTTAGATTCCAGCTTCCAGTTAAAACAATAACACCCTCTGTGTATAACACTACACCAGCAACTTTTCCACTACCGTTTGTTTGAGCATAAGCAGAGCCGTCTGTTTGTATCAATTCGCCATTATAATCTCTATCTTGTAGTCTTCCCACTAGTGTTCCAGAGATATAAAATTTTAAATCTACAGTGCCCTTCTTAATTGTGCTTCCATAGAATATCGAAGGAATATAAAGAAGAGACAGTTCTTGAGTTTTTTTATTTCCCAAAGAAGAAGAAAAAGCATAATGATCGCTTAACGGAGTATAATAATTTAAAGTATTTTTTAAAGCCAACACGTGTGAGCCAGTCGGGGTTAGGTTACCATGATTGGCAACAAACCTTTCTCTTGTTAACGAAGCAGAAAGGGGATACGTGCCGCTTATAACATCTCCATATTGAAATGAAGTGTCATAGTCCACCTTGGATACGCCTTGTAATGCTTCAAAGTTTCCTTCTTTTGTTATAAAAGGATAAATTAAAGACGTGGAAGGTCTATCTATATTCAATTCATATAAGCTTAAAGCTCCCGGTGGGGTATGCGTAACGTTGGTGGTAAATTCACCGGGCTGGACATTTAAATTATTATAAAAAACCTTATGATCATTAATATCAAATTTTACAGTAGGATGCGCCTTGATCGTGTTGTAAAATATTTCATTTTTTTTGAACTTGTAATACGGCATAAGGCATTTTACTTAGTAGTCTAATCTAACTCTTAAAGTAAGTTCGTTAGAGGGAGACTTCTTCAAAGGTTCAGAAAGTTTAGCAACAGCTAACAGTTCATTATCTGGCGAGTATAAACCAACTGTTGTAATATAAGAAACTGGATTTGCCATTGGGTTGTTTCCCTTAACCCTAATTTGAGACTCACTCAAATATGTTGCGTTAGAAGAATAATTAAATTCAGTATTATTAGCACGGCAGAAATAAACGGTTGAATTAAGTTCTGTTGTATTGTTAAAGTCAAAATCAGCAATAGTGAGTCTTAAGCCATTTGCGATTTGAGTGATGGTTGAACCTGTAAGCTGAAAAGACACTTGCTTATTGCCTCCAGCCGGCCCAGTCGCATTAGCCTTAGCAGCAACAGCGCGGGTGGCGCCAGGCCCCCTAGGATCTCCAAAAGTTCCACTAAAAATAGACGCAGTAAGTACAACAATACCAGCTTGATAATAGACGTGCCCTATCACTGGATTAACCACTGTACCTTTATCAGTCGATGCTGTGTACAGGAGGCCATATTCCCCAGCAGGCGAATTGGTAAGATAGGTTGTTTGCGCTCCATAATCTCCAATGGTTTTTTTACTACCTAGGCCAGTAATTGGTGATTGGCATGTGCCACTGGTATATATTTGTAATCTAAGAGAGTCTTTTTTTATTTCATCTTTTGTTAAAAGACGCGAAAAGCTAAGAAAGAAACATTCTTTCATTTTTGTGCCGCCGCCGAGATTACCATCTAAATCAAAATTTTGAATTTGACTTCCTGTGTCATAACCAACCAACACTTGTGCCATTTGATTATAAATGTTTATTTTTTTAGCATTTTGAGTATGATCAGAGCCAGAAAGTTTACTGTCACTAGCATAACCGGCTGTAATATCGAATATATGATTTGCAGATGAACTTAAATAAGGATAGTCATAAACGGCTTCATACATGCCGTGAGTAAAGGTTTTAATATTTCCTTCCGATGTCCGGGCTGCATTAACATAGGTTCCTGATACGATTGTTCCAGTGATTGGAATTGCCTCGTGAAGTAATGTTCTTGTTGTTGCAACGTCTTCCGGTAAGATTGTTTTGAATGAATTAGCCATTATTTTCTCCTAATTAGCTTGTCTTTTTAGCAAAAGTAACAGGGATATCAATTGAATATCCTGTGGTCACACCGGTTACTTTCACAGTTGTATCGATACAGCCATAAGTGTCTGAAGCTACAGTGGCTGATCTTCCTATAGTGTCGAATAAGTAATCTGATGCTTGTAAGTTTGAACTGGCTCTGAATCCAAATCTCACTTTAGTTCCACGTGGGCCTTGTAGTAATTCGTCTCCACTTCCTTTACCTACATAATTATCAGGATCGGCATTGCTATCTATTTGACCGGCTAGGCACTCTGCGACATAACTACCTACTCCCAACGTGACATAATAAGTAGCTATTTGGTCATCATCAATAAAGGAGGGCGAACCTAGGGCCCCGCCGAAAACATCTGTAATCATTCCTAAGCGACTATCTATCTGAATCATGTATTGTCGTTCCGTAAGCTCAGAAGACAATTTATTCATAGGATCTAGTTTGTTTGTGTTTAAACCTTGATCCACGCGAATGTGATCACCATGACTTGGTGATGGAGTGCCATAACCATAGATAACCTCATTGCCAAAAGTAGCTGGTGCGTCTTTGTTAAGTTCAATAAATGTAGTTGAATTTACTACTACCAAGAAAGAACCACTCGTTAATCCGTTGACGGCAGAATCTGCTATTCTTGTGGTGTTATCAGCTACCTCATTTAAAACTAATTCTGGTAAGTAAAGCAAACTGTTGTTGGTTATTGAAATTAATTTATGTTTCAAACTTGATCTGTTGTTTGTAAACGCCTCTAAAATCGGGGTTTGTAAAATCTCTAAATCATAATAAGCAGAGCCTGAAGCTGCATCGGGATTATAACTTGAATAATCAATCTCGTCATCACCAAAAGCATATTTGCTTACTTTAAAGGTGCCATCACCTCTTGCTAATCTTTTTCTACCCGCATCAGTTAAAACTGCGTCAAGTATAATATCACCTGAATTATCTAGAAACGCCATACAAAACTCCTCATTTTATTATAAATAGTTGTAATACAATTATTATTCACTTATTAGCTTTATAAATTAATTACCCCACTACCATAGTGTTGTCTTCATCTCGGTAGCTTCGCCTTTGACTGTGCCTTTAATCGTCTTCTTGTTTGAATCTTGGCTTGAATCAGGAAGAGTTCCGGGCTGGCCCATCTTTGTTTGTTTGTTTTCCATTTCTACTTTTTCTAACACTTTTTGAACCGTAACCTCTGGTGTATCCGGAGGAATCGCAGGGCTTCCATCAGAAATAGTGGTTGGTAATTGTTTTGCCGCTAAGTAAAAATTGTTAGTTTCATTTGTAAAATCTAAATTAAGATCTATTTTTCTGCCTGTTTTTTTCGAAGTAATTCTTATTTTATATTTTTTTAATTGACCCTGATTGTTAGCTTTGTTATAGGCTAGCGAATTATTCAAAATATGATTAGTTTTTTTATCTTCTTTCTCCGGATTGACTAATGTGCGCGTACCGTCCGCTAATCGTATTGATAAATATTTTTTAAAAGATTTATCATATTTTGGTGGCCTTTTTGCTTCTGAAAAACTATAAACATGATTAATTAAATACGGTGGAAATCCTTCTTCTTTGATTATTCTTACATAAAAAACAGCCGATGGATTAGAGATGTTTCCATGAACATCTATAACTCGTGCAAAGTAATAATAATCTGTATTAGGTAAAATATAGTCATTATAAGCACTAAGCTCTCTTATGTCTAGTTCTTTTAAATTAGCATCAGCAAAGGCATCCCACCCGGAAGGTTTTTTAGTGGTTCTGTAAATTTGATAGGTTCCCAAAGCATCATCAGTTTTATAAGTAACAAGACCTAGACTTTTTAAGTTTGGATCTTTTTGTGCCTCCTGATATTTTTTAATTTTTTCTAAATCTTCTTCAAAAACAGCCATTGGGTATAAATTTGCTTGACCGTGGTTGATTCCCAACGATACCAAAATCTTTTCTTCATCATCTTTATAAGGATAAAATACTATTTCTGGTGCTAATGGGGGACTATCGCCAATTTGAGTGACATTTTTTTTATAACCATCCAGACTAAAAGTACCCTGAAAGGGAGCACGTACTATAATCGCTGCTAAATCATTTCTGGTGCCACCGGGTTTTCTCTTTCCTATATCCAAATATGGAACAGGATTGCCATTCCCGGTGTTGTGGTAGCCGGTCTTAAGTTGTTTTTGATCAGCATCGGGATCAATTCTGTTGATAAAATATTTAGAGCCGACAATCAAAGAATGAATATATATCTCATATTTGTATTCATCTCCATAAAAAACTTGCGTATCAAAATAAGAAATTTCTTCGCCTGATGATAAGCACGGCAAAAAGATACTTTGTATATGTTTCTTCGAGGTTACATTGCCTTGACCATGGCTAAATTTGGCAATTTCAATTAATAATGGCTCGCTGTGGCATTTTTCACCTTCGTAGATTTGGTGGAGTGACAATTTTCTACTTTCTAAGTAATCAAGTATTTTGTTTTTAACTCCATATAAACTTATTGTCGCAGGTGTGTTTCCTTCTCCATATCCTATTGTTTTTTCTTTTTTAAAACCAAACTTAACAAATTTATCAGGAGAAAAATACTTTTCATATTGACCTATTGCTACGCCCGATGAATACATTTTTTGTAAATTTAAAATTTGTAAACCAACTGAGGAAGCATGTGCTTTGCCATGTTCATAAGGACTATTAATGCCTTGATCAAAAATTAAAAATCGATGCATTGATGATTCTGGATTGCCATAACTTGAAAAATAATTTCCCAGAAGTGTTACGAATTCATCAACAAGTTTGTTTTCTTTCATGATGTTCATGAATCCAGACTCTTTGGATGGAATCGTTATTTTGTTATACATAGGAAATAAACTTGCCACCGCGTTGGCATCGTTTAAAAAGTTTTTATCATCTACAATAATTGTTTTATATCTATAATATGTAGGAATTTCAGTTGCTGTGGGAAATGCTTTGTCCTTTGGTAATTCTATTTTCTCAGTAGATGAATTGGCAATTGTGTTATAATACTGCTTAACTGAAAGGTTTTTTACATTGTCTAACCCACTGGTTCCTAGATTGATTAATTCTTTATAATAATTGCTTTTTTTAGTTTGAAAACTGTAATATGTATACAAATTTGGAAGTTGTAGTTCGTCCACAACGTTGTCCGGATAGTTTTCCGAATATTCAGCATAATAGTTATAAGTTGAATCTGTGAGCACCACATCTGAATTGATGACATAATCCAGCGCATTAATAGGTGGAGTATGTTCTTTATTGTCGTGATCAATATAAGGAATCGCATCAGTACCTCGGGGAAGATCTGTTACAAAATACAGATGAGATGTGTTATTTACAAATTCTCCCGATATAGGGTCTTGCATCATGCGCTTTGATAATAAAAGTTTTTGCATAACGTCTGTAAAGGTTTTTATATTTGCGAAATTTTGAGGCATTATTTTGCTTATAGGGCTCGTGTCTACCCATGGAAAATATTTCAACTCTCCATTATCTAAAGCCGATCCTATAAGATCATCATGATAGTCGGCACTAAAAAGCATATAATTTCGTATTAGATCCATTTCATTAGCAGGAGTATAAAATGTGTTGTTGAGTCCATTATTAAAAGAATTAGGATTTCTAAATTCTTTTAAAGTCTCGCGTATTGTTGGTAATTTTTCTCCATTTAAAAGATAATCTGGCGCTATACCACTCTCTTCGGTAGCAACCGTAAAATTGTAATAATCGCTAAATTTTAAAGAATTTTGAAACCAACTACTGTTGCTGTCAATCTGGTCTTCTACGTCTAAAATATCAAAATACATTTTTGGAGCATCGACAAAGATATCTTCAAGTGTTGTGAACGGTCCATAAGTTTCCGGAAGCCATTTTGGAAATTTAGATTTAGCAGGAAATTCACCATCCTCCACCGTCATAGGAGGGTATACCAAATCGCCTTCTTTTGTGATAAAGAACTTTAATCCCGTAATATAGCGTAGCATATCAGGTATATATTCCATAAAGGGGGTAAAAACATACGGATATTTAAAAACTGTCGGAGGAGGCGTATAGGCATTTCGACCCGGTATTATTTCGTTAAAATCCGGCATGCCGGTAAATAATTCAAAATTACCAACCTCCGTATAGTTTTCGTATACTCCACCATCTTCGCCAATGGCACCTAGGTCAAATTTATCAAAATTATCAATTATGGTATATTTATTTTTCATATATTATTAATAAGCCAATCCTGAGCTTCCTCCACCGGTTTGGCCTCCTCTTGGGGCTGGTTCAGCGTTCGCTCCGGTAGCAAGACCTTGGCTCCTTCCCGTGTCCACATAACGCCCAGCGGCTGGACTTGCGGCGGCGGTATCTGTTTCAGTATTTAAATCCATCGATGCTGGATCCTTAGTGGCTTCAATATTAAAATACTTTATAGTATTTTGAACTGATGTTGAAGCTTCAGCTAAAATAATATAACTGCTGTTGTAATAATTTGATTCATATATCATAAAAAACCCTTAACTTAATTAGTTATTTTAACATTTCATTATCTATCTTTTTTACTTCGTTTTGAAGCAATATCAATTAACATCTGATCGGTTGACATATTTCTGTCACTTGCGGCTGCTGCTGCAGCTGCATTTTCATCAGCTTTGATCGTTTCAGAACTTGGAGTTACTGTTGTTTTTTTCTGTAGGCCGGTAAACATTTTTTGTGTGTCCCCAACTAAAGTATTAATGCCGTTAGCTGTTACTGTTGGTAAATCAAACTCCTGATTGGCTATATTTAAAATTATATTTTTTGAATCTGGACTGGTAGCCACAATAGAATCCAATGTGGTACTTACACCAGAAGCAATAGTAGTGCCCGCTTTAATAAAAAAGTACTCATTATAAGTATAAAACTTTTTAAATAAATTTATGACTTTTTTGTCTAACAAGCTTGCTGCCGCGCCACCCCCGTCAAACAATTCTATTCTACAATATAGTTGCTTACCCAAAGGCAAATTTTCTAATACTCGATTAGTTAAAGGCGTCCAGATCATTGATTTAATTAAAGTTCTATCAATAAAAGAACTAGGGGTTAAATTTCTTGTAGCTTTTCCAGCTTGAAATCCATCAAGATAATACACTTTTCCAAATAAACCTAAAAACAACATCATTAAAGGATAGTTGTCATGGTTTATATCACCGTCTTGCGCAAACAACATATTTAAAATTCCATTCTTTACATAAGACTCGCTAAAAGGAGGTGACGATTGATCTGCTGTTGCTACGTTTTGAGTGGAAAATAAATTTATTTCATAAGGCAGTGATTTGTTAGAAAATATCCCAAGTTCTCCCATGGGTGATTGACCATTTGAAGGTACCAGCACAGGATCATATTTAGAATATTCCTCCCTTAAAAAAGCAATATTTTTATCTTTAGTTTGATTTTCGCTGGTTATTATGTTTATAATAGATTCAGCCAAGACCAAAGGATAGTCCTCAAATGGCATCCCTTGCCAGTCAAAATCTGGGTTGTTTACAGAACCAAAGGCAGGGCTAATATTTTGTATTTTATTTGGTGATAGGCTTTTTGTAGGCTCTGAAGGGTCAAAAGATTGACCAATGTTGTCTTTAAAATCAAAACCCATAGATTGCTGATTATCTTGCAATGTATCCGCAGTCATTTCAAAAACACTTTGCTTTGGTAATTGAAATTTAATTCCAAAAAACGATAAAATTTCAGGCACTGAGATGTTATTTTTCTTTCCTGTGATTCTATCAAACAGTTTTTTTCTTATAGCTTGATATTGAAATATATCCGGTGATAATAATTCAACTAGTTTAAATTCACGATTAAAAAAATGAACTAAACAATTTGAGTATGGGACAAAAGCATAACTGAATAGGACATCTTCGCCAACAGTGGTTAATCCCGCCTCGGATAAAAGACTTTTTTTGTTAGTTGTTACAAGTTTTTTATACTCCCCTACATTTATTACCTTTAATCCTTTCGCAGCGTCTTCTTGAGGAGCCATTCCAACCCAATTCATTCTATTTTTAGTTTGTGCTAAATTAATGGATTGTTTAAATGTATGGTTAAAATTTATTATGTGATTGCCGGCATTTTTTACATTAGTTTGTTTATAATAATCAGCCGTTGTAAATCCGGTGTCTTTTTTTGTCACATTTTCTGGAGTAAAAAGAAGAAGAGATTTAGAAAACCTGTCTTCCATTAAAGCCATAAGCGATCTAACTTTTTCAATTAAACTAGGGCTTGTAGACGATAGTCGTAAAGAATTCATAACATAGTTTCTTATGCTGTCAGTAAAAAGAAGCGTGTTTATTAATAAAGACGAAAACTTTCCACGAGGCTCTAATTGATCGTCGCCATTTAAAACCACTAAAAAATAAAGCAAACTTTCAGTAGAATCACTAAAAGCACTTTCTATACTCACAGGCACTTCATTTTTAGAAAAAGTAAACTCTAATGGCAATTCTGGTATGGGAGGTGGTTTTAGAGATTGCTTTACAAATTTAGAATTAAACTCATCTTGGTATCTATCGTATACATCCACAAACGTACCCATATCGTTAATTTTCAAAGCGCTTTTATGTAAAAGCTCATCCAAGTCTTTTATTACTTCTCTAACTTGCTGTAATCTATCAGTTAAAAAAGTTATAAGAGGATCTCTAAACTTTAACTTAATTTCATAAGTATATTCTCGATTATCATATATTCCAGCGTCAATTTCCCCATCAGTAAATTCATATATTGATACGTTGCTTCCCAAATTAGCTTCTATTACAGCAGTTTTATTTCGCAAACGAAAACCTTTAGAGATATCATTTCCAATGGAATTTTTTGCACCAAAATCACTAAATAATAAATCGTTATCCCCTGTGATTAAAGATAAGCCTTCTCCTGTGGCTTTATTTATTCTAATGATTTCAAAATGAAAAATATTTAAATTTTCAATAAAAGAGTTCATAAAACCTGAATTTACAAAAATTAATTTATCCATTAGGCCGGGGAGAGCCGTTGTTTCTTTTATTAATTTTAATTTATCGATAGCGAAAACAAAATGAATGTTATCTTTTTCTATAGTTTGAGAAACCTTTTCCAACTCGAATTCTTCTTCCAAAATGGTTGTTTTGGTGTGCATTGTGGGTCTAATAGAATAATTTATTTCTGAGAAAATAGCCTGTTTTCCAACCAATTCATCAAGCGTATTTTTTTTATCAACACCGGTAAATTTTACTGCAGCCTCGTCCGATTGTATTGTCTGCTGGCTTAATATTTTTTCGTAATCGTTAGAATTGTAAACAAATAATTTTTCTACAGCGTTTATACTTCTAAAGTCCACTATTTTTTTATTTGCTTTTAAAACATACTCCAAATAAGGGTGAGGAGAATTGGGATCATGTAAAGCGCCACCCATGGGCCGCAATGTGCCACTGTTGGGATCGCCTTCTTTGGTATACTTGTGCCAATGAATGGGGCCCACCCAAATGTCACCGGGAGCACCATAAACTTTATTAACTTCTTCTACATCGTTGCTTAATTTCGTGGCACCCAATGGGATTCCAGTTATAGGATCCTTATCTTTTGCATCCGTAAACACTGTTGTCTCAAATAAGCTTTTTTCTTCACCTTTAAGTGCGTATGTGTTAGAAATAACAAACACACCAGTTTGAGTTATCGGAGCAGCATTATGAAAAATTATTTCACTAGAAAGCGTTCCCGGCATAATAACTCCTGCTTTTTTATTGGGAATCACTTTGTCCTCCGCTATCAATAAAGCAAAGACAGAAGCCAAAAAATTAGGATTGTTTTCTTCGTTTATCTTTTCGTAAAAAAACGTACATATTTGAGGAATACTAACGTATGGAACACCATCATCATAATAAGTATAATTATCTAAATCGTCAACAAGATCTATATTTTTTTCTATAAGGCCGTGTGATGTCCCAAAAGCTGATTTTTCAGCTAGCAAAGCATCTGATGAATTAAGTATTTCTTCTGCGACTGGTTCTTGTTTTTCTGGTTTTAACATTAAAAAGTTTTTAAACAATGTAGGTTCATCATAAACGTATCCCTTTATAGCAGATTTTAGAAGTAACGTTTTGATTTCATTTTGAAAACTAATATAACCACTGCTTTGTTCTTTTATTTCATTTTGTAAATAAGCCGGATACTTAAATTTGATTTCAAATTCTAATGTACATTTAAGTTTTTTTGAAATGGCTTTTTCTTCTGATTCTTTATACGCATCGGTGTAAAGATCTATATACCCACCGGGGTTTAAACCCGTAGGAGAGCCATCCTCAAGGATAATTTTTTTAACAAAAAGCTTAGGCGTGGTTGAAAGTCCTCTTAACATTAGCATGTATCTCCCACATCGGCATCTGGTAAGTTAGTATACGGATCAACGTTAACGCCTTGACCGGATGGTATTTCCGTACAATCAAATACGTTCGAAGTGTAAATGTTTTGCTCTTTAAGTTCTTTATCTTTGTTTATTAGCGAGCACGCAATAGATGCTTCAATTTCTTTATCTGTTTCTATATTAAAAACATTAAATACGGACATCCTCGTATCATTTTCTTCAAAACTCATCTTAATGAGTTCTTCTTCTCCGTTGTTCGCATTAGAAGTCGTTGTTACTTCGTACACCTCTACCATAAAATTTTCTTTAGTAAAGTCAACATTTTGTTCTTCTAGAGATATAAACAAAAAGTCTTTGACAACAAAAGCTTTGCCGTTATCTACAGTAAAAGTTTCAAAATATAAATCTTCAATATTGCTTTCGGTTTCTTGAGGAATAAATGAGTCCTCACCTTGTTTTGTAGTTTTAAAAGTGTTCATAATGTTTTTTACTTCAGGTAGTATTTTTTCTGGAATATCTTCTAAATCTAATTTATACATGGTATCACTTAAAGTTATATTAACTTGAGGGATGTCTGTGACTATATCATTTTTTTGATAATAACTCGTAGAGTTCTTTATTTCACCATGATATAATAATAAATTCCAAGCCGGATTGTGATCGTTAAAGTATGATTTTGTTCCTAAAACATTTTCAAGTAGTTTTTCAGATTCTGCAAAGTTTACTTTTAGATTAAGTTTGGCTGAGTATTCTAATAATTCTTGATAACTAGAGAATTCAAACAAATCCGATAATGTGTTAAGTGAGTTAATATTTATTTGCCCCCCAGGCGCATCAAAATGATTATATATTGCGCGTTCAGCACCAGTTTTTCTATATTGAGTTTTTAATTGTGGGGTG